TTTCAATTAAAAACCATTCGAATGGCAATTGAAAAAATTGCTGAAGAAATTAATCAAGGAAATACTCATCCTAGACTATTTGAAGTATTTGGACAACTACAAGATAAATTAACAGCTGTTGTAAAAACTCAAGCAAATTATATGTTATTTCTAGAAGATACCTATAAAAAGGTAAATCAAGATATATCACAAAAAGAATTAGGTGGAACCGGCCCACAAGCAAGAGCAATACCGCAAAGTTCAAGCGATTACTACATCACAGCCGGTACAAAAAATTTAATAAAAGAAATTGACGCTCTTGAAATAGAAGAAGATACTTCTGATTCAAGACACTTAACTCACCCAGGTAGAAAAGCTGAAGTTATGATAGAAAGAGGCGTATCCAATGTTATTATTACAGAAGATAGCGATATTGATTATATGGATGACGTCAATTCATTAATATGAAAGATTTTATAGCAAATAGTGGAAGTCGAACTCAGATGAAGCTTTCTGACCTTGACCAAGAGAATAGTGCGATTTGGACAACAGTTAAGGTGCAACAATTACTTGATGATTTTGAAAATGGGGCAATTGATATTAAAACAATCAAAAATTCTCCATTTAAAGACAATGATCCAGTTTGGAAGAAGGCAAATATTGTATTTGAATATACGCCAGAAGAACTTGAAGAAATCCGAAAATGTAAAGCTGACCCAGTTTATTTTGCTGGTAAATATGCTCAAGTAATGCAGGAGCAAGGTATTGAGCAAATTATCTTGCGTGACTATCAAGAAGAAATTATCAGGTCATTTAAGAATAATCGATTTAATTGCCTGATGGCAAGTCGCCAAATTGGAAAGACTGTAATGTCCGGTGTATTTATTGCATGGTACCTAATCTTCCATACTGATAAAAATGTTCTGGCTGTAGCGAATATTGCATCAACTACTAAAGAGGTTTTGGATAAGATTAAATCAGTACTTGAAAATTTACCATTCTTCTTAAAACCTGGCTGTATTTCAAATAACGTAATGTCAATGAAATTTGACAATGGCTGTCGATTAATTGGACGTACTACCACTAAAAATACAGGTATTGGTTTTACAATTCATGTATTATATATTGATGAGTTTGCACATATTAATCCATCGTATCTTGACTTCTTTTATCGAGCAATTTATCCTACAATTTCAGCCTCATCCAATTCAAAGATTATAATAACGTCCACGCCAAATGGTATGAACCGCTTTTACGATATTTACATGGATGCAATGAACGGTGCAAATACGTATGTTCCATTAAGAGTAGATTGGTGGCAAGTTCCAGGTCGTGATGATGCATGGAAGCAATCAACAATTGCAAACTTAGGATCAGAAGAAGACTTTAACCAAGAATATGGGCTACAATTCTTTTCATCAGATAAGTTACTGTTACCGTCTAAAGATCTTAAGAAAATATTTAACTTACGCACATCATACGTCATCCCAGAGTGGGCTCAAAGCCCAGATCACTTAGCAATATTAGATGGCTTTACTGTTCATCCAAACCTTGCCAAATTAACACCAGATGATATTAAAAACGATGGTAATAATTATATTTTTGCAATTGATACAGCTGATGGATTAGGTAGAGATTATTCAGTAATTAATATTTTTAAGTTAGCAGCACTTCCATTAAAAATGCTAGATCAAGTAAAAGACTTTATTAAAAATGAAGGCGATATTTTTACACTAGTACAAGTTGCAACGTTTAGATCAAACAAAAAAGATATTAACGAATATTGTAACACTTTAGAACATTTGTTGTATAATATCTTTAATCCTGAAAAAGTTAAACTTTTAATTGAGCTTAACCATAAAGGAGAATGGGTAATGGATAAACTAACACAAAACGAGGATTTTTGGCCAGGTCAAGTAATTCATTCAAAGCACACAACCACTTCTATAAATTGGAAACCTGGATTAAAGATGACAGAGACAAATAAGACTAAATATTGCGAACGTTTTAAATATTTAGCTGCTGTAAATAAAATTTTACCAAATGAACATAAAACAGTTCATGAGCTTGGTGCATTTGGCCGATCAAGTAATGGTAATTACCGAAGTCAAAGCGGAAATGACGATTTAGCAATCACATGTGTTGAAACCGCCGCATTCTTTGAATCACCAAATTTTTGGGAATTAGTAAATGAAGAACTTGACAGATTACCTAAAGAGTATTTGTCAAAAGTATATTCATTATATTTAGGAGAAGCTTATCTTGGAAATTCGTCAGGATACGATCACTCTGCCTTACGAGAATTAAATACAACAGCTGAGGTTAAAAAACCTGGTAAACTAATTAATGTATTTGATGAAATGACAATAAATCAAATAAAAAGAACCCGTGACACCTTTTACGGAAATAATTCAAAGTCAGGCTATGAAACATGATGATTTTTTAAAATTCGACTATGGCACTAACAAAAAGCAAATTTTTGATATAGTAGTTGCCCAAATAGATGTAGCCCTTTCAGAAAAAAGGCCTCACATCTATATTAAAAAACTAAAAATCGTTGATGAAGAATTAGACGTTATTGCAGAAAGTAAAGATTGGCCAGATTGCTTAACAAAAGCGCTTGCCTTTTACAAGCAAATTGAAGATTATGAATCTTGTTCAAAATGCCAAAAATTATTGGATAAGATCAATACTAAACCTAAACCAAAAAAAAGAATCACTAAATCTAATGGCTGAAAGACCGCAATCAAAGAGAAAAACTCAATCTTTTAAACCTGAATTAACGGAAAAGGAGTTAAGGCAAATTAGCTTAAAACCTTCACAGGCTGATTATTTACAAAAGATTATGTCTAGTGACATAACTTTGTGTTATGGACCTGCTGGGACAAGTAAAACGTTTACTGCATGTCTAGCTGCACTAAAACTTTACTTAGGTGGAAAAATTAAAAAAATTATCTTATCTAAACCTATCCAAGAGTCTGGAGAGAAGCTTGGTTTTTTACCTGGAGAAATAAAAGATAAAATTGATCCATTTATGGAAAGTTATCGATCAAATTTGGTAAAATTATTAAATGATCCCAATAATGTTGGTTGGTTAGAAACTGCTGGAGTTATTGAATTTAGGCCTCTTGCATATATGAGAGGTGCAACATTTGATAATTGCTTAATGATTTTAGATGAAGCTCAAAATGCTGATTTTAAACAGTTAATGCTATTCATTACTAGGATGGGTAAAGATTCTAAGGTATTAATATGCGGAGATGTAAGCCAATATGATATCGCAAAGAGTAAAGTAGCTTTACCTGATTTTATTGAATTGCTTAGTGGAATTAATGGATTAAGTGTGCATACATTTAAAGATGAAGATATTGTGAGAAATAAAATACTAATCCAGATAACCGAAAGATATGATAAATGGAAATCCGCTAACCCAAATAAATACACAAACTAACCCAACTACATGAGCGCATACGATCTACTGAATAAGCAATTAAATGACGAAATGCAAAGCCTTGCTGAACTTATTAAGTCAGGCAAATATACAGAAAAGGATCGAAACCGCTTAGCCTCAATCATGTATCCAAAATTAAAATATTTTATTTGGAAATTTTTTAATGATTCGGATGAAACTGACGAGGTATTGCATAATACCCTGTTTAAAATATTTAAAGGAATTGCATCATATAGTGATAATTATCGGTTTACTACTTGGATTTATACAATTGCAAAGAATGAGGCACTACTTCATCAACATAAATTAAAGCAGCAATATGCAACAAGTTTAGATAATTTAACCAAACCATTAAATATACCAGATGACTCGGCTTATACTTTTGAAAAGGAAGTATATTTTGATGATTTATATAATATGACCAGGTTTGAAATTAATGCGCTGCCTGAATGTATTGAAAAATCGATATTAATTGATAAAGAATTACATCATATGCGAGGTAATGAGATTGCTGAGAAATATGAAATGAATTTGAATACGGTTAAAACCAAAATCAGAAAAGCTCGTAAAATGTTAAAAGAGGCCGTGTTGACTAAAAATCCTCACATGGTTGATAAA